GCACTCGGCAGGACTCGAACCTGCAACCTACAGATTAGAAGTCTGTTGTTCTATCCAGTTGAACTACGAGTGCTTTTTAGCTAAAACGTAGGGCTAGTTTTTAGGCCGACAAATTTTCAAAGCTCTCTAGTGCTTTTTTCTCTATTACATACTCAAGTTGTTCATACGCTCGGACGTTTTTATGTATTGCTACACGTTCACGTACACATGTAGTAGCCTCTTGTTCTGTTAAGAAGACATCTACATATTCATCTGGTTCATTAATGTAGAAACCCCAATGCTCTCTTACTAGGTATATGTAAGTCATTTTTCATCCTCTGTAATCTCAGTTACTACCCAACGGCCCCTATCAGCTACATGTGGAAATCGTTTAATCCAACTTCTTGGGTAGTTACCAAGCTCCGTCTCATAAAACCACTCCCATGTGAGTACTTTACCATCCTGCCTCTTGGAGCTTTCCGGCTTTGGACGACGAGCTATTCTTTTACGCATGTCTAACAATCCCTGTTTCAATGTTATAATACACTAACTCTACACCAAGCTTTTTCTGCAGTGGGGTTAGCGCCCTATTAATCATTGTACCGGGACGCCAGTTAGCGTTCTTTGACCGGAACGACATACTCTTAACCTCTACCAGCTTCTTATCCAGTGTTTCCGGGTGTATGGCAACAAGATCCACCGGACCTGTGTTATTAGTTTCGTTGTATACAAAATAACCTTTATCTACATAGTAGCGCATAACAGCAAGCTTAGACTGTATGCCCTTCTTTTGTTTTCTATTCATCATTATACTATACCTGAGTGTGACATGAATGGGACATATTAGAGTACTTATAGTTTTCAGTCTGCTTACAAGGTGTACATATGTAGATATTCTTTTCTAGCATAACCTCTTTCCTGCAGGACAAACACTTCCTGACTCTAAAAACAGATTGAGTATCTTTACCAATATATGTACGACTTACTTTTTGTAACTTTATCTTAGATGTTACAGCTACTATCTCCTTGGCAATGTCTTCTTTTTCTACAAGTCTCTTGTTTCTGTTCCACAAACCAATGACTACATTCCTTGTCATTAACCTACGATGCTCACGGAAGTACTCCTCGCCAAGTTCTTTTACTACCTGTGTTGATGACATGTTATCTTTATAGCGCAGGTTAAGAACCTTAGTAATAAACTCTTTAGTGTGGAACGCATTGCCCATATAACTACTCTTTTTATGTGTATGTGTGGTTAACGCCATTGACAATTACAGACTGTAAACTTTCTAAGTTTATGTTCCTATACCCTTTCGCTTTAAGGTCATAAACAGGCAGCATAGACTTATTTGTGTTGCAGCTAGTGCCACCCTTAAGGTGCTTCTT